TTGATTTGTAGATAAATGAGCAGTATCATCATCAAGATAAGCACTAGCTACTTTAGTACCATTCCAAACTCCAGTACCAATTGTACCTACTGAGGTTAATGAACTTGCAGTTACTCCACTAGCTAAAGTGTTACCCGTTAATGTACCAGCTGCTGCAGTTACAGTTATAGCCGATGATCCATTAAACGAAACTCCGTTAATGTTTCTTGCTGTTGCTAGTGTAGCAGCAGTTCCTGCAGTTATATTATCTGCGACTTTTGCGTCAGTTACTGCATTATCTGCTATACTACCTGTTTTTATTTTAGTCAGTGCCATATTTTTTTTCTAATTCTTTTAATTCTTTTCTCAGCTTATCAGGATTTTCAGGTTTTGGATTATCCGTTTTAATCTTATCAGTAGTAGTAAAAAACTTTCCAGTTTTTGCTTCTTCTCCAAACTTCCCATCTTTTATATCATCATATAACATTTCAAATTGTTTCTTCCAAAAAGGATACCTTCTTTTTCCCATCCATCCATCAATTTCCATAAGTTTTTCCATAATTTTTTTGTGTGGCATTTTTATATTCATATCAATTCCTATGGATATATGTGTACTGTATTGTTATTGTTATTATCAGGGTCATCTGTATAAGTATCAGGTGTTGTAACTCTAATTTTAACATACTGATAAGCACCTACAGATAACTCTAAATTTCGATGTTTTAAATTTCCACTAATAGTTGTTTCGCCAGTCCAAGCAGGTGCATTAATACTACCTGTATTTGCAACTTCTTCTACTACTGTGGTACTACTAGCATAACCATAAGCACAATTATAAGCTGCGTAATTGTGAGTGTCAGCAGAATAATAATACTGAAATATTTCAACTAAATACATACTCTGACCCCAATTAGCTGTATCATGCCAAGACCTAAGTATTGTAAAAGTTGAACCACTACTACTTGCTACATCTGTATCTTTAACATAAACATTAAGACCATGATGGCTAATCCTTCTAGAAGTAAGAAGGTCATTGTGTATAGAAGTGTTTCCTGAAACACCATCAATAGTAATCTTAGCATCCCCTAAAGATGCACTTGCTGCGTCATTAGCTGTGTCTACTAAAAAAACTAAATCACTTCTTGCAGCTCCATCACCTTTACCTCGTGCAGCTATTGCAACTTTTCTATAATTTGCATTACTTTCTCTAAATCCTAACGATATACCTTGTATATACCCATCAGTTGTCCCTGAGCTTCCAAAATGAGCAAAGCCACTTGATCCTACAGTTGCATTTGTTTGTGTTAAATTAACTTCTAAAGGACTAGATGTTGGCGTACCCTGACCAATACCTACTAAATTATCTCCACTAAAAATTGTAGCAGAAGTCTTAATACGAACTTTTTCAGAATTATCTACTCCGATAAGCATTTCTTTACCAGTTCTTGACCAGATAAAATCTGTACTACTATCAAATCCAATATCAATTACATTGGCTCTTGTGGTAAAATTACTATCTGCTTCTCCAATACCTATTCTACCACCATTAGCATTTGAATTACCTTGAACAACTAATCCATAAGTTTGGCTTGCAGTTTTTTGAAGAACATGTAATGGTGCTGATATAGTTTGTGCTGTATAATCACCTGAATTATCAACAGTTTGTATTCCTACATAACCTCCTGCTGTAATTCTCATTCTTTCAGTTGACGATGTTCCATCTACTGCACCTGTATAAAATTCCATAGTTCCACTACTACTACGAACTTCTAAATCATTACCAGCTAATTGTAAATATGCTTTATAATCACTACCGTTAGAATGATTGTAAAACAATTCAACTTCAGGAGTAGCATTTTCTCCACCTATAATTACATTATTTGGGAAAGTAACGCCACCACCATCATTATAACTTAAACCTGTTTCATCTGCTGCTCTATTTTTAATATTAACTTGATCACCTTGCAAGGTTAATGAACCGCTACCACTATCGTGTTTTATAACAGATACATTAGATGAAGTTGGTATTATATCTAAATCACCTAATGAAACTGTTCCTGTAAATGTACTACCTGATAAATGAGCAGTATCGTCATCAAGGTAGGCACTTGCAACCTTAGTCCCCTGCCATACGCCTGTGCCTATAGTTCCTACTGAAGTTATTTGAGTTTGTGCTGCGTCTACATTAAGCGTGTTTGTACTTAGCGTTAAGCCTGTACCTCCAGCTAGTAAAGTTTTATTTATTGCTATAGAACCAGCTAGATGTGAATTATCCACTGATCCATCTATAAGCTCTGAACTATCTACTGAATTAGCTGCTAGTTTTGCTGATGTAACTGCATCGTTAGCAATATCAGCAGTTACAATAGTAGAATCAACTATTGATGCTGAATCAACATGGGGGTCTATTAATACGTCTGCTGGAACTTTACCTATGTAACCCATTAGGTAATCTCCATAATTGAGAGTACAACGTCTAAAGCATTACTGGCACTAGATAGTGCTTGCAATGCATCTGCGGCTTCTAGGACAATTTTATTGCCAGACATTACCTCAAGCGATCCTCCTTGTGGGATAGGTGCTCCTTTGACGATATATACATCGTCTCCGTTTTCTCCAGATGAGCTATCTGTAACAATCTTAATATCTGCTGTTATAGCGTTGCCACTTGTATTTGACAATGTACATCCTATTACAATAGCTGTAGTAGATGAAGGTACAGTGTAAACAGCTGATAAGCTTGTTGAAGAATTAGCATCTGTTTTTAATTTAAAAGTATTTGCCATTTATTAGCCTAAGGCAATCGCAAGAGCGGTTGCATCTCCTTGAACATTGTCATTATCTGGAAAATGGCCCCTGGAATAAGAGGAACCATTATATTTAGCATAGTAAAGTTTTCCGTCACGGTAATTAATAGCCACTTCACCTGCAGCCAAACCATTACTAGTTTCTGATGCATCAGAATTAACTGTAGGTGTTCCACCAGCACTTCCATCCTTTTTTAACTTGATAGTATTTGCCATTATTACTCCTAATCACTAAATGTTCCGCCATCAATAGTCGCTCCACTGATAGCTGTAAAATAACCTGTTGCAAATTGACAATCACCAACAGAACCCGATATTACACCAGTAGATTCAGTTGCTACAGGAATATAAGTAAATCTATGAGAATTACTATCATCCATACCAAAGAACATCTTTTTAGCACTGCTATCATAATATTGTGCTAAGACACCTCTGTCTTTATTATCATCTGAACCTGGGGCAGAATCTCCACCCAAAGTCATAATTGGATCATCTATTGTTATTGTTGTCGAATTAACCGTCGTAGTAGTTCCATTAACTGTCAAGTTTCCAGTAACCGTTAAGTTATCATCAACTTGAACTGTTCCACCTGCTGAATCTATTACAAGATTTCCACTAGAAGTGTCAATCTCTCCATCAGCAGTAACACCAACTTTAACATTACCAGCTGTTACACCAGCAACTGTTGGACTAGAACTTGTATCAATAGCAACGGTAGGTGTAGCACCTTCTCCAGAATTATTAGTTAACGATATACCCGTACCAGCAACAAGACTTTCTACATAATCACCTGTTGTTTCTGTACTAAGTATTACACCATTATCTTTAATTGTAACAACACCAGAACTTACAGCAAAATTATCTGAATTAAACTGAGCTATACCTTTGGCACTAGTTGTACCAAATATATTAGAATCAGTCACATCAACTGCTACAGTTACTGAATTATCATTACTACCAGAAGCTACTGTTCCACTAACACCATTACCATAAGTAATATCTTGTAGTGTTGGTAAGTGAAACACTTCCACGCTGCTATTATTATGACGGCCTACATACAGTTTTTTACCAGCTTGACTTAATGCAAGTTCACCGCTAACTAATGAGCTAGGTGCACTTGTATCAGTATTGCTACTATGGCGTTTTATCTGAATGGTATTAGCCATGCTTATCTCCTATTAAGTAAATGTTCCACCGTTAAGTGTAGAAGCTCCAGCCACTAGGACTTCATTCCAAGAGTCTTCATCTCTAACGTAAAACACATCATCATCTGTATCATAAAAAAGGTCTCCCTCAGTGATACCAGAACTTGGTGCTGAAGCACTTGCAGTTACTCCCTGCATTGGCAGATTTTGTACAATTTGATCTGCAGTTCCGTTATCAATATAAAGATTACCGTCATCACCTTTAAAGACAAGTTTGGTATAAACATCTTTAATTTTGTTTGGTGCTGATAAAGTTCCAGGCATTAATGCTCTCCCGATATTACTAGCTCAGTAAATGTAACTGAAGCAATACTAGTATCTGTAAAATTTTCAGAACCCACTGTTACTGCTGTATACGTAGGAGCAGATATATTACTCGCTGCACTCAACGTAGGAGCAGTTGGTCTAGTAGAAGCTGTGTAACTAAAATCATCTGGTGCGTCTTTAGGGGTAAAATTATCAGCACTATAAGAATTAAAATGCTGACCATCGCCAAGTTCACTAAATGACCATCCTATGTCGTCCCATTCAGCTAAACCAAAGTTATTAGTTGACCAATCGTATGCTCTAGTATTTATAGCCATTAAAAGTCCACTGGTTTAATATATTTAACTGTTCCAGCTCTAGCACGATAGGCATAATTTCTACCTTCTTTTACTCCTTTTTCAAATTTTTCATGAAAATATTGAGCTAAAGGTAGTTGCTCTGGCTTTTTTTCATAACCAAGAGCTATTGCTTTTGCAACTATGTAGTCATGAAATTGACCTGGAAAATCACTAGTAGCTGTCCAAGAAAAAGTGTCTGAAGAAGGTTCTGTAAAAGCTGCTGCTTTTTTGTAATAAAACAGAGTAATTGTTTTGCCATGTTGGTCTGCATCAGCTGAATAAAACTTTTCAGCTGCAGGATCATATTTAGCAATTCCAATAGCATCTCTTTCTGTCCACCAAACCCATTTATTAGTAGCATATCTTTTGCTATAATTATCTACATAAGTTCCAGCCATTATGTTAAGTCCCTTCTTACTGGTCTTCCAATTAATTTAGGTATATTAACATGGTCAGTAGAACCATCAGCACCTTCCATATCGACTGATTTTATTTCAAGAATTGATTCATCTAAAGCATAATATCTTTGACTATTATTGCCATCTAAATCAAATTGTGTAGCTCTTTCAAGCATTCTTGTTCTTTGACTGTATTCTTCTTGAGCAGTATTTAACATTTTTACTATTTCTGTAACCCCAAGGTCAGAATGATGTTGCTGTACTAGTTCAACCATTTCTTTAAGTTTCATCTTCTAACTCCTTCTACTGTTGAATCTAAAGTTCCAGCAGTTGTATAAGGTGCCATAAACTCAGCTAATTCTTGTTTAACGATCTGGTATTGACCTTGCAACCACTGGTAATCTGTGGTTAATTTACCAATAATAGTAGTATATAATGTAATCTTTTTTTGCACATTAGCATTAAATTCTGCTAAAGCTTCTGATGCTTGAGCTTGTTTAAGGGCTAATTCACTTTGAAATTTTGTACTATTTATACCAGACTTAGAAGATTCTTCAGCTATTTTTGCCTGATAAGTTTGCATATCTACAGTAAACTCTTGTATTTCCTTATTAATATCATTTTGATATTTGGCTAGCCATGCATTTGCTCTTTGCAATTCTTGTGCTGCAGTATTTAAAGTAGCTTGAGTCATTTCTTCGTCTTCATCTGCAAGCCAATATCCAACACTCTGTGTAGTTGAATCTTGACCAGAACCGCTAGCTTCATCAGTAGCTATTCCAACATCTATAAGTGCTTTTACAATAGCCATAGCATCTGCATACTCAGTTGGTAAGCTTGACTGAATATTTAAACTTGGGACACTACCAACATCGCTTTCATTAAAAGAAGCTGGTAAGTCAGCACTTACCGATATTGAAGTGGATAAATCCGTTATGTCGTCAAAAACTACAGTATTTGTATCTAGATCAGTAGGAAGCTTAGCATTGGAAGCTGACATCTTATTATATATTAATTGACCAGCTGCATATAAAACTACAGCATGATACATTTCAGAAGGGAAGTTGTCTATAGCACTATCACTATGAGCTACTGTAGTATCTGGTAATACCATACTTATTTTTACTATTTCGTCATTATCTGGGATTGGAAGTACATTAAGTACTGCGTTATCAATATAATAAACAGGTGAATTTTTACTTGCGTAATAAATACTATTTACATTTTTAGCGTTACTTCTAAAAGCTGCATTTATTGGGCTACACTTCAGCTCTTCTCCAGCTGATGCATTCCCATTTCTTCTTACTACGTCTATAATTTTTGCATTAGTACTTAGGGTTAATGTTCTAGCACTATCATTTAATGTTTGTAAAGAAGCAAACAAAGGTAGCATATCAGGGTTAGTTTTTTCTATTTGATTAATAACCCATTGCACACCATTAGCTAAGAACTTTGATATCTCAGTATTCTTGCTAGTAGTAGAACCAGCGTAATATCCTACTTCATCTATAAAAGCCATTATTTTTTCTTCTTTTTAAGTTTTTTAATAGAAGATAATAACTTTCCAGGAGTAGTTCTTGTAGCTTGAGCTATAGCTTTTATTCTCGCTCTATCGTTATCTTTTATAGCTTTTAATACAGATTTTATTACAGCATTAGTCATTTCTTTTTGCTTTTTGCTTTCTTGGTGTTTTGCTGGCGTCTGCTATTATTATTTACTTCTTCTTTTCCAGATTGCCATTTACCACCTATGTCGTTACTTGTTACAATTTTCATATTATTCTCCAGTAAAGGGGGGCATTTTAGCCCCCCTTAAATTACTGAATTATGCGAACTTTAACAAGGTATGAGTTTCAGGTAAAGAAATTTCAAGACCAGCTTCGGTCATGACCATATCTTTTCTTCCATCAACATTGTTATTTTGTACGTTAGTAATAATGTGCGTATCTCTCGATGTGCCATTAGCTGCTAACGGACGATAAGCTACATTCTTAAGATCAACCATGACGGCATAATCTTCCCACATACCTCTAAATAGAGGCTGTTCGACAAGATGTAAATCTCCGTAAAGAGTATTTACTTTAGTTACATTATGTCCAAAAGAACCTTTAATGTTCTGAATGTCCATATTATAACCATTTGAACCACCGCTAGTTGTAGCTGTGTGTCCAAGTGCCATTGTGTTTCCTAAGAAAGAACTTCCGCCAAGCTTGTTAAAGTAAGATAGAACCTTACGAGAAGCAAGAACTAGCTTGTTACCGCTATTTCCTGATTCAGGTGAGAACACATCTTCCATTGCATCAATAAAGTCATCATAAGAAGAAGAAGCATAAGTAAAGTTTTTAATTTTACCATAAGCTTCTGTGTAAGGTACAATACCCCATGTCCTTCTTACAGGCCCTGTTGATGTTGAGTCGTCTGAACCTATACCAAACAACATTGCGTGTTCTAAGTCCATTTTGTGTTCCATTAGTTTTTCTTGCCATACTCGCTTGTACTCATTAGACACACCACGATAGCGTGTTGCTAATGAAGTTCCACTAAAGAGAGATATAGCAGTTTTAAAAATCTGCGTATAGCCTTCTCTATCGTAAAACTCGTCTTTCCATCCTTCTGGATCAGTTGAACCTTCAGCAAAAGCTGAACCAACTACCTGACCTTTTGTGTCAGCGTCAATGCGAAGTTTAGAAGCAGAAGCTTCTGTAATTTCACCACTAACAGATGCAGTTGGTTTGTAAACAACCTTTATGAATGTACCAGTAATTCTAGCATACGCAGAATTTGTTGTCAAATCTGGGTCTGCTGATATTTTCCAATAACCAATAGCTGGAACATCACTTCCATCACTGCCATCGGCATCATATTCACATTCAATCGCTACCATCTGACCGTTAAGTAAGAAGTTAGGTTGGGTTGCTGTAGTTACAACACGACCATATTTATCATAAAGACAATCTACCTGCAAATTCGTTATATTGAAGTTAGCATCACTGCCACCATGAGCAGAAGTTACCGCTGCTGTTTGTACTTCAAAATTACGACGTTGCCACTGATGACGCTGCTCTAGAAATTTAAAAACAGGATCGTCAGTTGGTTTTTTTGCAACTTTAGACAAATATGTGAAGAATGGAGACTGTTTAGGAGCGAGTTCAGCAACTCTCTCACCGAAGTTAAACATTCGTCTTGAATGGTCAACTGATGAGCTATTCATGCCAGCACCACTATTGATGCTATATACATTTGCCATAATTTACTCCAAATAGTTTCCGTTTAGTTAATTAAAAGGGTTTTGTTTATTATAGTCAGCTATCATACTGTCTACAATAGTATCTTCTATATTACCCTCTGTTTGTCTATTTTGAGAAGGCATGACTCCCATAGACGCTGGAACTTGTTGTGCCCTTTTTACCTGTTGAAACTCTCCAGATGGAGTAGCTGCTTGAGGTGCAGGGGAACCTAATCCTTTGTCTGCAGCGTATATTCTCCATAGATTATCAAGACTGATCGAGCTAGGATCAGACATAACTTTAACAAAATCTTCTGCTGTTTGTGAATCAACTTTAAATTTATCCATAACCTGCGTTCTAACTTCATTTAGTTCACTTGCCTGTTGTTGCTCATACTGTGCACGTTGTATATCTGATTGACGTTGTTGTTGCATTTGGTCTCTTTCGTCTTGCAACATTGCCATTTGATAATCAAATTGCATAGTTTTGTAATCATCCATCTCATCACGCCAAGTTTGCTCATCACGAACAAATTTAGCACTCTCAGATTGAGGATCAGACATTGCTTCATCCATATTAAAATTATACGGTCTTTGCGGCTTCTCTGGGGCAACAGGAAACTCAGGTTCAGGTACAACTAGTGCCTCTTGCTGCTGCTGAGGTGCCTGTTGCGTAGCCAATGTATTAAATTGTGCTTGTAACTGGTCACGCTCATTTTTCAGCTTATCTGCTTGAGACTGCCAATATTGATACCTTACTTGTTCATTGTCCTCGGGTTGTATTTCTTTTGAAGGTTCTTGTTCAAGTGCTGTTTGATCCTGTTGAGCAGCTAAATCTGGTTCAACTGGAACTTCTGGCTTTGAAAAGGCTTCTGAAAGACTTCCTTCTTCACCACCGAATATGACATCATCAACTAGAGAGCCCTCATCTTGAACTTCCACTGAACGTGGTTCTTCAACTACAGGGGTATCCACTGTTTGTACTTCAGCCATAATTTCTCCTATTTTTTAGATTGCTTCTTCTTAGGGCGAGAAGAAGGTGAATCTGTTTTTGAAGTAGCATCAGCTACTCCTTTTTTTACTGACCCTAAAGCGTCATCTAGGCGTTTCTCAAAAAGAGTGCCAGACATTTTTGCCCGATTTGTAGTTGCCTTTAAATCAGACTTCGTTTTTTCGATTTCGGCTTTCATCTTGGCGTGATATACTTCACGCTCTCTCGTTTGCAAGTCTCCTTGCATTTGTTCGATAGTTTCAGTTGCTTGCTGTATTTGCGATTGCAACTGTTGTATCAAATCTGTTCTCTGTAGTACACCTTCCATATCGAATACTTCTGTTTTCTTCAATACTTCTTGCTTATCAATAATGCCTTTTTCATAAGCATCCATATACATTTCAAGCTGTGCCATTCTATTAGTTGGCATAGTTGAACCTGTAACGACTACAACATCATATTTACCTATAGTAATATCATTTAAAATCTTTATTGCACCAGTTTTATCGTCAAATAATCTCTTATTAACAGTATATTCATTTATACTATTATTTGGCTGTATAAGCCTAACGACTTTCTGGGTAGTATAAAGCTGCTGCATTATTGGAATAGCTATTTGGCCAAGTCTATTAAGACCAGCTTCAATATCAGCTAATTTACTTTTCATTTTACGCTGACCAAACTCATCTAGACTAACTGTTGCTTTATATGTATGAGGAGCTACAGCAGAATTACCCATTGTCATTTCGTAAAGACCTAACTGATGATCGATATCGTTTTTAGCGGTATTTTCATTAGAGTATAATTCGTTCGGCAAGGGAGTTGGCTGAACTGGTGTTGGCTGCCCCTGATCAAAATCAACCTCGATGGCTACTCCAGGCTGGGCCCATTTCTGCTCAAACTCCCTCATATCTACCGAACCTGATGGTATTAAAATCTTTGTATTGGTACTAGTAGTAGCGTGGGCGATAATAAGACTTCTTGTTTTATTGATATATTCCTGCATACCCTTTACCATGCGAACATCACTCATTGGATAGGGGGTTCGGGTATGTTGGTTCATAAAGAACACTATTGGATACTTATCAACTGGTAAAACACGAGAATATAAATGCTTATCGCCCATAATCACGCATTGTTTAATTCTTTTAGTTGGCACTACAACTACATCAACTTGCCCCATTTCAACTAATTCTTTAAATGTAATTTGCTGCACTTCAGGTTCTTTTGGCATATCTAATCTGCCTTGAGCTGTTGCTTCTTGAACTTTTTCTTGATATAAAGATTGTAATTGCTGTATAGCTCTTTCTGCCTGTTCTTTTTCAGCGATTACTTGACCTTGGATAATCCAAGCTGGCTGTTGTAAATATTCAGTGTATTCTTCTTCGTTAAGTAAATCTTCATCTCCAGTCATTGTTTCAAATATTCTATAATGATCAACCATTATTGGATAATATCTTTCATATCCTCTTATATACTCATTACTTTCACCAAAATTAGCTATTGTTTGAGTATCAGTTGTTTCAGGCCAAGTTGTTTCACCATTATCTTCACGAGAAGTGCTAGGTCTATCTGTTAAATGAGTTTCAGTTGAAGCATTTTTAATTGCTTTTTCATACATAGGGTATAAAGAAGCTGCTTGTTCTTTTGTGTAGAGTCTTGATATAATAACATTTTCTGCATCATCAGCAAAAGGATGTCTTGAATTAGGGTCAATATAGACATCAAGAGGGTCTACATCATGAATGCAAACTTCTCCTTTACCCATATCCATCATTGGATCTATGTAAACAAGTGCACATCCAAGGCCAGTTACATAATAATCATCAACAATTCTTCTCATTACAGCATTGCCTTCAGAAATTTGCCATATATATTCAAGTAAACCATTCATAGCTTGGGCTACTTGATTATCACTATCTTCTCTAGGGGATACTCTAAATTGAGGTTTATTTGCAGTTATAAGTGCTTTTGCTGCTTCTACTGCTGGATGAATACGATTTACTACTAAAGCAGCTTGACCTCTTTCTTCCAATATTCTTTTTTGGTCAGAAGTCCATTGCTTGCCTAATCTAAATTCTTTATCTTCTTGAGCATGGTTTGCCCAAGTCTCACGCTTTTTTGAATAGGTTTTAAATATTTGTTGAGTTTCATCAACAAGTTTTTTACCAGTTTTTTGATTTTTTGAAGAGTAAGCCATCATTTAAAATTAATACTTACATAGTTAACCAGTCAAGTATTTTATTGCTTTTTATTTCAAGTTCTTCTTTAGGGTCAAATTCATCTTTTTTTATCCTACACGGCCTTGATCCTTCAAGTGCAGTCCATATTGCATCCATAATATCATCATTCTTACCTCTTGGATAAGATAGGAACTCTTGCTGTGCTGTAAGGTCTTGAGTCCTAAAGAAGAACTCCCCTTTAGCAAAGGGAGGTACTAATGATAACAATCTTTCACTCTTTCTGTTCCGTGGTTTTACACCTTTTTCTAAACCAGGTATATATAAATTCTTTTCAAGCATTAAAGCTCTTGTAGAGCTACGAAGAGCTTCTTGGTATGCCACTGTCTCTATCTTCATCCTTTTAGGACGGAATTTTTCATATATCTCAATAATCTTTTTAGGTTGTAACGCTGGATCAAGCCTTTCTCTAAAAATGTCGACAATGTACTTATTATTATCAGCATCGATAGCAATGGTAGCAATAACAAAATAGTCAGCACGGGCACTAAGACTAGATGCAGGGTCAACCCCAGTATAGAGCTCGACTGGTATAATTCTTTTTTCATCTGCAATACTCCTAGACAAACAAGGTTGGTTATTAATTCTTTCAAAATCATAATGATGTAACTTTATATAATCTGGTTTAAATGGGGCATCATCAGGAGATTGAGCAATATTCATATACTCCTGATAGAAACCGTTTATATTTCCAACGCTTTCAAATTCACTTTTTATTTGAAGTATTCTATCTTTTGGAAAGCGTTCTGGCCAAATACTTTTTTCTTCATCATTCCATATACTGTACCATAAGGTCTGCCAAGCAGGGCTATCCTTAGCCCAATATAAAAAACAATCTTCAGAAATAACAGTACCAATCATAATTATCCTACCATCATCAGATAAGGATGGAATAACAGCTTCTGTCATCCATTTGCGATTTTTTGTTCTACCTTCTGGGGTAAAAGCATTTAACTCAGATTCAAAATCATCAACAATAATAACATTAGGTCTTGTATCACCTTCAATAAAACCACGAACTCTTTGTCCTGTACCAACTGCAATAATACGAGTACCATTTTTTAAAACTACATCTGTCCCAGTCCATCTTTTTGCAGTAGTAGAACTAAAGTCTCCATAGATAGATCTAAAATTTTCACTATGCTCTAAATGATATTTAATACGAGATAAAAAGTTTATTGACTGAGCTTGAGATTCAGATACAATAACCATAAACAAATCATCATTAGGCCCTTTATGCGCTATCTTATATAAGGGAAATATAAGAGAACATACTGTGCTTTTTGCTGTACCACGAGGAGCCGCTATAAGAACACGCTTTATGTCATCATCTTTTAATGATTTATAAATATCTCTATGAAAAGGTGGAGTCTCTTTTGCCAAGGCTGTTGGAAAACAATACTTACCAAACCACCCCATATCCTTCCTAAAGCCAGACTTTTCTTTCTCTAGAGCGTAAGTTGCTTCGTAATCATTTTCTTTTTGAATACTTTGGAGTTGTTCTTTGGCTAGAAGATTTTCCACTATTTTTCTTTCTCTTCTGTGACTTGCTCTGTTGTTTTGCCTTCTGTCTGTTGTAACCCATCTGTTACCTCCGTTTGTGTTGCTTTAAATAATTTTTTCTTTTCTTGGATGTCTGCAAGAGTTGTTTCTACAGTAGATGCTTCAATTTGTTGCGTTACTGTCATCTTGCCTTTATTTTTCATATCGTTCATATCCATTAGTTTATCTAATACTGTCATAGCTACTTTAGGATCACCGTCTTTTCCCATTTGTTCTCCATCCCAGTCCATAACTTTATCCAGTACAGCAGCTAGTGCTTTAGCTGTATCCATTTTACCAATAGGATATTTTTCAATAATCTTATCTAATTCATCTTTTACCATATTACGAAAACCTTTTGTTTTAGTTATTTTAGTTATTTCATATTTCTTACTATAAGGAAGGGCACCAAAAGCTAAGTGTATAGCTCTTTTCTTTGTCATTTTAGGTTGAGCTAGTAAGTATGCTAATTTTTTATATTCATCTCTATTGATTAAATACTTACCACGATTATTTTTACCACTAACAGTGTAATTGTTAACTCTACCTTGTGAATTTACTTTGCTTTTGGTAGAATTAATAAATGACGGGCCCCAAGGGTATTTAATATTTAAATATCCATTTTTAGTTTCTAAACGTTTTAGACATATGGCCACTTCTCCATCAGAGGAGATGCCATACTCTCCCTCAGAAACTTTAAAAGGGTGTTTATATGACAAACCCAGTTCATCCGCCTCTTTTCGTGAATAAACTGGGTATTCTTTTCCAGATACTACTTCGTATCTCACAGATAAAGTTATTTGCCTCTTTGAGAGTACGTACCACGTACAACCTTAGGGGCTTCAACCTTTACTTTCTTTGCAACTTTAACTGCGACCTTTTTAGTCGCCTTTTTTGCTTTAGCCATTATTGACTCCTTATCTTAGATATTTGTTATAAACTTCTACAAAATGCTCAGGATCACCAGCACCTAACTCAGTATTGTAATATTTTTTCCAATAATCAGCTAAACCTTCTACACTACTAGGCATCCTTTTCGGAACTCTCCAATACTTTAATCTACAATGCACAATTCCTGCAGCAATATTTTTTTCTAAAATCTCTTCCCACTTCTTTTCGTCAAAATTTTGCCAATGCTTTATATCTACTACGCTAGCCTCTGCACATTTAGCCATTAATTTAGTACGATGTTTGAGGTAATGAGCAAGGTTATCTACAGCGGTAGCGGCTTCCACTTGAAAAAACGATCTAGCTGGCCCGTCTCCCATTTGACGTATATATTCATAACGGCTTTCTACAATACCCGTTGCAAGAACTAGGTTTACTGCAGAGTCTGAGGCGTATTTATCGCCCATTTTTGAACAAACATCCTTAATAAGACTTTTCATTTGTTTTAAACTAACCATTTTTTTTCTCTTCTTTGGTTTTTCTCGGTTTTTTAAAGAACATCCATAACAATAGTAGACACCATTATCA